AGCAACTTGTCGCGCATCTGGTCGATAGTCACATTCGCCATGATCATCCTTCCTGTTCGAGGGATTCGTCGTCCTCGGACTCTTCTAATACGGGGGTCGCGGCGAACTGTTCATCATCAGGGGACGTAGCCAGACATTCGACGGCCAAACGCACCAACTCCTGGCCCCAGATCGGGTTCTCGGCGGCGTACCGCAGCACCGCGCTCACGCCCCGCAACGCAGGACGCTGCTTGCCTTCCGGCCCGGACAACGGCATTCCGTCGGCCAGCGTCGGCACGCGCTCGAAGTAGAACCAGCCCCCACCAGCGGCGACCACCTTCTTGTAGCGCACCAGAATGTCGAACGCGCTGTACGCCTGATCGAAGCCCTTCCCGTAGCGCACCCGCACCTCGGCCTGCTTGAACGGCGGGGCGACCTTGTTCTTGACCACCTTCACCTTCACATCAGTGGCCATTACCTGCTTGGTGGTGTCGTTGGTGAGGTCGTTGTAGACCTCCTCGGTGATGTTCTTGATCTGCCGGAACTCCACCCGCACGCTGGCGAAGAACTTCAGCGCCCGACCGCCCGGGGTGGTGTACCGCTTCATCCCCGGCTTGCCGCCCCCGCCCATGTCGATCACCTCGGCCAGATGATTCAGGAAGATCGCCGTGGTGTCCGTGGAGTACAACTCCCGCACGTACGCCTTCAGGAACTCAGCCATGCCCCGGGCCTGCAGCGCGACCGAGTTCTTGCCCGTCTCGGCCTCCAGCGCCGCCTGCGGGATCATCGCGGCCACCGAGTCGTAGATCGCCAGACCCACCTCGCCGCTGGACACCAGATCCCGGGAGATGTTCGCGCTGTCCTCCAGGGAATCAGGCTGGGCGAACAGGAACAACTCGTCGTCAATGTCCAGCCCCAGCGCCTTCGCGTACGCCGGATCCATCGCGTTCTCGTGATCCAGGTACAGGATCGCCTTGCCCGCGTACCCCGGATCCCCGGCCTTGGCCCGCCGCTGGAACTCCGCTGCGGACTGCAGCGCGATGGTGGACTTCCCGCTGCTGGGAGGCCCGTACAACTCGATCAGCCGCCCCCGGGGGAACCCGCCGCCCAGGATGTGGTCGATAGCGATGTTGCCAGTCGGGATGCAGTTCACCTCCTTGGCCACCTCGGACAGCGAACCGATGCTCGTGTTGTACTTCTTCGACAGCCGTGCCTTGCGTGCGGCCAGCGTCTCCTTCTTCTTACTCTCCGACACTGATCTCGCCCCCCAGCGCGGCGTAGCCCGCGATATCCGTCCAACTGTCGAACGAGTCCGCGTTGTGGCCCAGCCGTGCCGCCTTCAGCAGGATCATCATCAGTGCCACGTCGGTCGCACTGAACGGGATCCCCTTGTACGCCGACCACATCTCAGCGGTCACCCCGAAGTTGTCCTGTGGACTTCCGTAGGCGTCGGCCCTCGGCCCCGAGATGTACTTCTTCGCGGTGTCCAGAAACTCCTCGCGCCTGCTCATTCGTCTCCTCGTTTCACGTTGGCTACCGTCGCCAGATCCTGCTCGAACGCCCAGTGCGCAATCAGGAACGCGTCCACGTAGTCACTCATCACCTTCTTGGCCAGCCGCTTGCGCTCCGACGGAGTGCGCCCCAACTCCTCGAACCGGGGATCCCCGACCAGCGACGGCGGGCTGTATCCCAGCGCCTCGGCGGCTGCAGCGGCCCCGGCCTCCTTGCCGCGCCACACGCCCTCGTAAGACCGCTGCCAGATCGCCGGGGGGACGAACCACACCTCGGCCTTCGGCATGGCCTGCAGGATCCGGCCCTGCAGCCGACAGACCCGCTTCACGGTGCCAGCCCACTGGATCTTCGGGGGAACGTCCTCCACGACCACCACGGCCCCGTCTGCGCTGCCGCCCAAGTGCCACACCCACTGGGAGGCATCCAAGCCCACAGAATCGAACTGGGTGACGACCTGACTCCCGTCCCAAAGCACTGCGGCGCTGTAACGGGACGCCAGATCGACACCCAGAACAATCTTGCTCGGCTGCTCCACGAGCAACATGGAACTATCAGCCGCCCATGTTCAAGAGGTCATCGAAGTCAACCTCTTCCTTCTTGGGGGCAGGAGTCTCCACGCTGACCTCGGGCTTCTCGGCCTCGGTCTTCTCCTCGGCGGGCTCGGAGTCCATCCCGGTCTGCGCGGTCAGCAGATCGTCCAGACCCTCGTCCAGGCTCTCCATCGCGGAATCAGCGCCGTCGGCGGCGTCCCGGCTGGCGTTCACGATGGCCCACGCCGAACGGATCTTGGCCAGATCGTCCTCGATGTACTGCTTCGGGACGCTACGGCCACAGAAGTCCGACAGTTCCTTCTCGGAGATCTTGTTCTCCTTGAAGGTGTCCGCGACCAACTTCTTCCGGTCGTCCGAGGCCAGCCACTCGGCCTTCGGGGAGATGTTGATATCGAACTGCTGGAACTGCGCGTTGGTGCACGGGCCGAGCAGCAGATCGTGCTTCTGCAGGTCGCCCCACTCGGTGGCGAAGCCCACCAACTTGTCGAACGTGCGCTCGGTGTACGCCCACACCTTGAGGCTCACCTGGAACGGCGTGGCGACCTCGGTGGTGCCCTGCTTGACCGCGTACTCGATGACGTGCTGCGCGAAGCGGCGCTCCGGGGGCTGCGTCATCTCGGAGTTGGCCAGCGCGCAGATCGGGCAGTTCTTCGGATCCACGCCCTTGTCCGCGAGGATGCCCGGGTCGCCCAAGCACAGCGGACGGGAGATGTACTCCCGCACGTAATCGGTGTACTCACTGCCGTCCTTGCGACGGCGCACCTCGGTCTGCGGAACCCCGTTGAGGATCTTCGGGGCACGCAGCGTGTGCACCCACTCCTCCACCGGAGCCTTCTCCACCAGCATGATCCGCGAACTCTGGTTCTGTTCCAACTTCACCTTCGGGAACCGTGTCGCATCGACGCGCTGGTTCTTCGGCGTGAAATCAACCCTGCCCATTATCTACTCCTGACTCATCGTGATGTGCAGTCTGTGTTCCTGCACTCTCCTTATACGGGGAACTCGGCGGAATGTTCAGCGTCACCTGCGTGCGCCAGTCCGACTCCCGGCGCTGCTCGTACCCGGGGTCGGCGTCCCGGTCGCGCTGGATCATCTCGTTGCGCTGCAGCGCGGTGAGCACCGCTCCTCCGAGCATGGGATCAGTGGCTACCCCGCCGCAACGGTGCTGCCCGGGGAACACCGAGCCGCAATACTTGCACCTGTAGAAGTCCACCTAGACCTCCAGGCTGGACAGCACGGTCTGGGCGCGGATCAGCACCACATGGTCGTAGCGCAGCGAATCCAGACCCCGGTGTGCCTGCCGGATGACCTCCACGGCGTCGTCAGCGCGCGAGAGAGCGTCGGTGGCCAACAGCATCTGGCGCTTCAGGCTCATCGTGGCCAGATTCGCCTGCGCGTACTTCTCCTTGGGAGCCACGAACGACCCGCTGTTGATCCTGGGATCAGTGGTCACCGCCTCGTCCCACTTCTCCTGCACCGTGGCCTGTGCGGTGTCGTGCATCCGACGGATCCGGCCCCGGGCACGGATCGCCTCGCTCAGGATCTCCTCCACACGGTCGATCCGGCGTCGGACGTGCACCAGAGACACCAGCACGTCGTCCAGCGGCGTCCCCGGCTCGGGCAGGCTCGGCGCTTGGGAGTAATCAGTGGCTGAGTACCGCAGATCCAGCGCCTCGTCGGTCAGCAACTCCAACTGCTCGCACAACTGCGCCAGCGCACTCAACGGGTCTTCTCCAGCAACTGCTCGCGGCGATCAACGCACTCCTTGACCCGCTCGCGTGCGGCCTGCGACACCTCGTGCTCGCTGACCCGCGCGACCCACGCGCACACCATCAGGGTGGCCTCGTTCTCCAGGAACGAGTACCGCCAACGACTCGTGGTGTCCCCCGGCACGAACCCATACTCGTTGCCGAACGAGTCCAGATCCGCGTCCCCGAGGGTCACGTCGTGCTTGTGCCACACGTTGCGTTCTGTCTCTCCGCTCCAGCCCACCATCACCTGCATCGCGCCTTCTCCGCTCTACGCCGCCTTGTCACGCCGTCTCTTCCACGCCTGCGAACGCCGAACCTCCTGCGCCGCCTGCCTGACCAGCCCGAGGAAGTCCTCTGGCGTGTCTAATACTGATCCGTCCCGGACTCGTTTCAACGCCGCCTTGCGAACCTGCTCGCCACGGCCCTTCTGTGCCTCTTTCACAGCCCCTCCCCAAGAGCCTCGGTGTCCACGGCGTCGGCAGCCAGCACGACCGACGCCCCTGTCAACATCATCGCGACCTCCCCGGAATCAGCCAGCGTCAGCCCCGCGCGCCCGACCCGGATGGACTGCCCATCAATCCTGACCACGACCTCGTGATCCCCCGGTCGGCTGGCCAGCCAGTCCAGGAACCCCTGGTACTCATCCGCGAACGGCAGCGCAACGAGATCCACGTAGACCGTGGGGGCTGATTCGGCCACAGCGGGGCTGGGCGGAGCAGCAACTGGCCCCACAGCCACGATCTCGGGCTCCGCTTCTGGTTGTACCTGGAGCGTCTCCGAGGGCTCTACGGGGCTGCTGGCGGCTTCGGCCTCGATCTCCTCCACCGAGCCCCAGCGCGTGCCCTCGTGCCACTCGGCCAGGATCGGCGGGAACCCGGGCACCTCGAAACTGACCGCAGGATCCAGCACCTCGATCACCCGGGCGGTCGGCACGTCGTCGCGCACGTAGAACTCCAGCGCGTCGTGGATGTTCATCACCAGCCTGACCCGATCCGACAGCCCCGCGTCCCGCAGCGCGCGGTCGGCGCGGATCATCGCGATCTTCATGTAATCAGCCGCCGCGCCCTGGATCGGCGCGTTGATGCACAACCGCTCGCCCTTGGCCCGGATCCAGTGCTGATCCGAGCCGAACTCCCGGATCACGACCCTGCGCCCGAACTTCGTGAAGACCTGACCGGACTTCTTGCCCGACTCGATCTGCTTGGACTTCCACGCCCCCACGCTGGAGTAGATGCGGAAGTACGTCTCGTACAGATCCCGGGCCTCCTCAATCGGGATCCGTAGTTGCTCGCTCAAGTTCTTCGGCCCCGCGCCGTACATCAGGGAGAAGTTCGCGCCCTTGGCCTTCTGCCGCTGCTCGGGCGTGACCTGATCGTTCGACGTGCCGTTGATCAGCGCCGCCGTCGCGCGGTGCACGTCCTCGCCCTCGGAGAACGCCTTCAGCAGCGCGGGCTCGCCCGACTCCCCGGCCAGCACCCGCAACTCCACCTGGGAGTAGTCGAACCCCACGATCCGCCAGCCGTCCGGGGCCACCACGAAGTCCCGGAAGTTCAGATCCAGCGTCCTCCCGGCGACCTCGTAGTGGTACTTCTTCGGCAACTGCTGGTACGGCGGGTCGTTGACCGAGAACCGCCCCGAGGGCACCACCGCCTGCATGTGATTCGGATGCGCGCGGTCGTCCGGGGCGTAGTTGAACTCAGCCGGGAACTTGGTCAGATACCGCGTCAGCAGCGTGTTGACCTCCTTCCAGTCCAGCATCGCCTGCACCACCGGATACTCCCCAGCCAGCATCCCCAGCGCAGCGGCGTTCGTGCTCGGCTTGCCCGTGTCCGTCAGATTCGTCGCAGGCAGCCCCAGATCCTCGTACAGCACCTTCCCGACCTGCGCCGGGGATCCCAGATTCAGATCCACCTCGCGCCCGATCAACTCGCCCAACTCGGCCTTGATCGACGCCTGCATGTGCTCGGAGAACTCCGCGACCTCCTGCGCCGCCGTACGCATACCCGCCCAGTCGAAGCAGACCCCCTCGTCCTCCATCCGGGCCAGGATCACCATGATCTGCATCTCGGTGCGGTAGATCAGCGAGTCCTTCACGCGCGGGTAGAAGTGCTCATGCAGCCCCAGACACCACGCCGCGTCCTCACAGGCGTAGGCCACCACCGCAGGGGTCAACTCCAACTCGTTGAACCGCAACGACTTCTGGCGGTTCTTCGGCAGCCCCGGGAACAGCGACAGCAACTCGGCCTGCTCGTGCCCGAAGACCTCCTTCGTCAGGTACTTCAGACCGTGCTGGGGGAACTCAGCGGCCACGTACGACTCCAGCATCGTGTCCGAGGCCCACGGGGTGTAGCCGTCGCTGCTGCCGTACGCCGCGACCCCCTCGCTGTCAGACAGGAACTCCCGGAAGAACCGCGCCATCCA